TCCCGCGCCGTGAATGGCCTGATAACCGATGGCTACGTTTTGGTCACCGTCACTATCCTCGCCTGCCTCTTTACCTATATATACGCTTGTGTTGCTTGTGGCTAATCGACCCGCGCTATGACCAATGAAGACATTATTGGTGTCGTTAACACCAAGAAAACGCCCTGCATCATAGCCGATAGAAACGCTTCTTTGACCAGTCGATGATTGGGTACCTATCGAAATGGCTTCTTGTCTTGCGGTTCCGTTAATGGCTAAACCGTTTGTGCCATCTGTGTTGTCCACGAACTTAACCGCTCCGACTACGTGCAAAGATTCGGAAGGTGAAGTAGTGCCGATACCTACATTTCCAGTAGTGTAGTAAATGTCATCACCAGAGGTTGTCCAAACTGAACTGCCTCCTCCTGACACAGTAGTGAACGAAAGAGTTCCACTCCCATTAGTTGTTAGTACCTGTCCGTTTGTTCCGTCAGAGGTAGGGTACGTGAGCCCGCTTGCAATAAACGTATCCGCTACAGTAGTTGTTGCGTTACCGCTTGAATCAACGTCCACCTTAAATTTATCATCGCCAGCCGCGTTTTCGCAAATGATGTGAGTTCTGGAATCGTTTTTAATACCAAGCAGCGTCGTTGATGTGGGCGCAGCTATACCTAACGCGACAGGTTGCTGAAAAAGAAATTTGTTTTGGTTGGTAAACGCCGTAAAAATGTCACCGACTGTCGCACTATTAAACTTAATGCTATTGGAAGTTACCTTAATTGAACCAGAATTGGAGTTATCCGTAAGGTTGATTTTATCGGCGGAAAGGTTGATATCGCCAGTTCCGTTAGGCTCAATAAGGATGTCTGCGTTTGAAGTGCTGGTAATCTTATTCCCGTTCAGATCTAAGTCACCACCAAGCTGTGGTTGTGTGTCCTCACTAATGCTTTGCAAGGCACTGTCCGCCGTACTACCTTGCGCAGCTGTTGCGTAATCAGACGAATCAAATGCTTTGACTTGCGCTAGGTTGGTCACCTCTGAATCCATCAAAGCCCCAGCCGCAGTAACATTAGCCGTATCGGTAACATCGGCGCTTGCCTCAATACCCGTAAGCTTCGTGCGTTCAGCAGACGTGATGATAGCTCCTGATCCTGCGCTAGTAACGTCAGATAAGTCTGTTACATTCGCGGGCACATCAGACGTTAAAGCAAATGTACCTGAACTTGTAGGTATGCTGAGATTTACATTGCTTGTGCTATTTAGACGAAAAAACGCCTTAGTCGCGTTGTTTGCATCGTGTATGTAAAACTTGCCATGCACATTAACGTCAGCTTCATTAGCTGTTGTTGTGCCGTCAATATGAACTGCCGTAAACGCTGTAGATCCCGAAGGGTCTGTGGCGACGACAAATTCAATATCACCAGGTGAAGTCTCCGTGAGTTTCAACTCCGTTACCCCAGTCTTGAGCTTTGCGGTTGTTGAAGTCAGCTCCATTTCGGAGTTGGTTGCAAACTTTACCTTTCCTGCGGTTGGAGTCAACTCTAAACGACCGTCGTCAGTACTACTGCCTGATCCATCACCCGTCAAGGTTGTTGTACCCGTATTAGTTTTCAGAAGGGATCTTAACTCCTGTAAGTTCTGACTTGTAGTGTAATTACCCGATGAGTTAAGAACAAGCACGTCTCCATTAGACCCCCCTGTAGTGCTGACATCACTAAGTTCGTTTAAAGATGATGCGCCAGGAGTATCTACAAACTCGACGGCATCGCCATCTGAGTTTACTTTTAAAAACTTACTAGCCGTAAAAGACGAAGGGGTGTCATTAAGTCCTATAAACGTAGTGGAACCACCAGGTGCTTTCGATATAGAGATGTTGTTCTGCACCTCTGGCACGGTGACTACAGTCGTAGTGCCACCAGTCGATATGGTAATGTTTGTTGCCATTATACGCTTACGTCTTCATTGATTTTAAACGTACCGTAAATTAAAGTGGTGACTTTATCGGCTGGCGTGGAATCGCTATCGGTCATCTCAATGTCGTAAACGTAAAGGCCAGCAGGTGCAGAAGCCATATTAGCAGCTGTAACAAAAAACCTAACGATTCCATCTGTGGGTACTCGTCCAGCATCGCTATTTGTCAAGATAGCTCCACCAGAGTCCCTTACAGATATATGCTTACTATCACTAGAACCATCCAAAGTGCTGAGTATGATACTAGCGTCGCTGTCACTATATGCGTCCCCGCCATCATCAGTAGTTCTAACCTCCATCTTAAAGGTGTCACCGTCAGCAACTATTGAAGCTGGAGTGGCTGAATTATCTTTCAGCGTCAAAGACAAATCAAAGGTGTCACCTTTTTTGCAGATGATGTCTACTCTCTGAGAAGTATCTAATTTTATTGTTTGCGCCATGTTATCCTAATAATTGTTCAAGTGAATCTCCTTCGCTTTCTTGAAGCTCACCTCTTTGGCCTTGTCTTTGAGAAATCAATTTGCTCTGCTCGACGCTTTGCTTTTCTATTCTTTCGTCCTTTCTGTCTTCTTTCAGTGTCTCTAGCTTCTCTTTGAAGTCTTGATCGTCAGAGCGGACACCAAGCAAAGCTTGAGCCTTGATCATCTCAATCTCTCTCCTAAATCCATGCTTCACCTGTTCAAGCTGCGCGTCGATTTGAGCTTGTAGCTGCAAGTGCTGAGCTTTGAGTTGAGCCTCAACCTGCATCTCCTGCTGCTTCAGCTGAGAGGCAGCCATTGCTGACTGCTGCTGGACCTGAGCTTGCTGCTGTGAGTTCTGCATAGCTCGTTGTTGATTGGCAGCCATTCGCTTCTTCCTTCGGACAACCAACAGTCTCTCTGCCTGATTGAGATCCCGAAGCTGTCTGACTGCGATAGCATCTTCGAGGTCGATTTCTTTTTGAGCAAGAGCCACCTGAATATTCTGCTCAAGGTATTGGCGCTCGCTTTCCTCCATGTCCTTTACAACCCTTACCCCGAAGTTGTACATTGGAAGGTTTTTAAATGTGGTAAGAACCTCCATGTTTGTCTTGCCGATGGCGTTCTCATATATACTGTAGAGAATGGACTGTGGGTGGATGACCTGAACGCACTTTACAATATCGCTGCAAACCTTCTTGTAAAGGATCATAGAAGAATTAGTGATATCGTATATGGCATTGTTAGCCGCAGCCAAGGCCTGTTGTCTAACACCAACCAAAGCGTCGGCTTTTGGAGAGCTAGCGTCCATCACCTCGTTGATACCCGTAGCGTCACGAATCATGCGGAGGTAATGATTGTACAAACCAATCAACTCATTGATGTTTCGAATGCTGTTGCCAATCTCTCTGATTGGTGGGTTCTGGAATCCACCTTCTGGGTTTTTACTTCTATAGTAGAAGACACCCGTTTGTTCGTAGATATCATGCAGCTCAAGCGGCTGAAGCTCCCCTCCTTTTCCAAGCTGTACGTTCTCAAGGCCCTCGATATCAATGATGATGCCGTCGGGTTTAGCCTTGGCCACTGCCTGCTGAATCTTTAAGTGCGTAAGCTGCAACTGATCTGCAAAACCGATGCAGCTGTCAACCATAGACTTAGGCATCATGTCCAACAGATTCGTTGCGCAAACCGAGTAAGACAAGTTGGCCCTAGAGATGTCGTATACGTTTTTAGGGATATTTCTTTTCTTATCGTAGTTGAACAGCATGTCGCAACCAAGAACGTAACAACCACCGTATACGTTTGCAGTCTCAAGCTTCGTTACCTCCCTGTTGAACACGGAGTTCTGAGGAGCTCTGTAGTTTTCACCCTTTGGGTAGAAACCCACATTCCCATACCTGCTTTCTTTTGATTCAAAGTATTCACAGTCCGTGGAGATGAACTCAAAATCCAAAACCTGAACCATGTATTCATCGTACCCAAATCTAGTAGAATTGTTTACTCTATCGTAAGAGGATTGAGAAAGCTTACCAGAATCGTATCCGTACTTCTTCTGAGCCTTCATTGCGATCTCCTTGTACTGCTCTTCAGTAAACTGATCGCCAGCAATTCTTTTCAGTTCCTGGATAGGCATATACCTTACATGTCCAGCATACACCAGGTCTGAAAACTGTGGGTCCTCAGTGAAACTATGAATGAAAGTAGCGGGGTCGATGTAGCTAGTCTTGATGCCGTGCTCTGGGTCGTTGTCTCTCTTGACGACAGCCATACCTAGAATGGCTAGGTCATTTACACAGCGACGAAGAGTAGAATCATTGAAGTCGTTCCAATCAAGAGTAAGCTGAGTAGCAATCTGAGCCGCAATCTCTGAGTTAGACTTAATGTTATTCTCTACAAAGATCTCTGCTTCCTCAAGGCTTTCTGGGATGTCCTTAGAAGGCCCCATAACCTGAACCCCTAGTTTCTTTTCGATACCTTCAAGAGAGCTTTTAGCCTTGACGGACAGCTCTACCTTTTTTCTCTTCAAGTCTTTCTCTGAGGAAGAGATAGGGTCAATAGCCTCAAGGTTTGGATACGGAGACAGCGAGAGGATCTTGTTTACTACTATCCTTACGAACTTAGGGAGAATAGGAACTGGCGTGAAATCCAGATTAAGCATACTTCCATCGCCATTATTAGGATCAAGAGAAGTAAGAAGCGACCTATAGATAGCTGTGTCTTGGGTTCCGTTCGCGTATCGTCTGTTCTTTTCAAATGTACGCTTCCTGTTTCCGTAAGCAGAGTTCTGCTGATCTATCTTTCCCCACTGCTGGTAAATCGCCTTCGCGTATTTCAGACCATACTCCTTTGATCTCTTCGTTTCAGAAGAAGCTAGAGGGTCTGGAAAGTTAGAAGATTTTTTATTGTTACTATACATCTGCAATGGTGGAGTTATTTTAACTCATTGCAAATATAGTAAAACTAGAAGTGCCAAGCTTTTGGCTTATATGTCCTAAAAAACTTCTTGTCATTGAAGTCGGCCTTGGGCTTTTCTTTCTTCTTGGCTTTTTGAGATGCAAGCAGTGCTAAGCCTGAACTGATAGTCAAGTCAAATTTGGTTCTTTTGTCAATCTTGTATCCAATCCAATCCTCCAGGGTCCTGTTGAAATACATCTTACCAAAGTCCGCTGTCTCTGGATTTATCCCAACATGATCGTGAATATAGGCCTCAATAGATTGGGCGTGAGACTGAATTACATCCTGTGAGTTAGAAGGGATGCCTTTCGTCCTTACGTTTGACGAGGAGTTAGGATTCTTGAGAAAGTCTGGACGATCCATTAAGTAACCGTCGTAACCTCTTGATTCAAAGTATCTTGCAATCCCATACTTGTTGTTTTCTATAAGCAATGGATAGCCGTAGAAAAATGCACACATCAATACATCTTCATAGAATATACTAGCCAGATCTGGACGAGAAGCATACTCCACAACGAACATGTTTGACGGGACATCCATGTTGAACTTGTTGTACATATGGAGCGCACCCTTCGATCCCCTGCCATCCACCGTGGCGTCAAGGTCATAGGAGTCAACACCTCCAACTCCGATGTGAGAGTTTGGCGCTATGCGCTTACCCCGATCGTCTGACTTCTTGTTTCTAAGGTGATCAGGTGGCAACCACGCAACACGAAACCTACCATTAGGGTCTGGGGAGAACACTACCTCTTCATCCTTCTTTCTCCACACAAAGTTTCCTTGAACCACAGGGTTGGGGTACAGGTTATCGTTGTGCTCTATCTGCTGATAAATCTTGCCTATGTTGAACAGACTCCCTTCAATGCTGTCCCTGAACGCTTCGTCTTCGGTAAAAGGGAACTGCCTGATAATCTCATTGAGTTCAGAAGGGTCATCTTTGAAAGAGTGTCTTTCATTCTTTAGGTACACTCTACTGCCTTGATCTACGGGGTCGCCGTCCAAGCCTTCTATTTCTTTCTCTGGATTATCTACAACAGGATTCCCATACTTATCGAAGAATCCCTCCAGAGCCTCGTAAGCTGGGATGAAGATTCGATACAGACCAGACCTGGTTCTACCGTTATTGTTTCTTTCGTTTGGGTCAGAGTCTTCCCACAAACCCCTGTACTCGTCCCCGCCTTTATTCATTGGGTTTACTGTGCTGCCCACAAGTGCGTTGCCCACTATACGTTTACCAACGATTAGGCATGTACGCTCAATACGCCAGGCTTCACGGATATCGGTAGGTTTCTCCCACTTGCCCGCCTCGTCCAGGTACAACATATGTAGCTTCTCACCATCGTATGCGTTGTTCGTGGTGTTCTTCCAGTTGATAACGGTGTTCAGTGCGTCACCACGTTGTGAGGTCTTGTTGTTCTTGGTGATGCGCTTAGATGGCTCACGAAAAGCCAGCTCCATACGAGGGTTGGTAGTACCGTCCTGAATAGGCTTGAAGAAGAAAGGATAGCTGCGAAAGATCGCAACCACCTTTTTCATGAATATGTTTTCCTGAGCGTCTTTACCAGTCTTTGACTGAATGCCCAACAGCTTCTCTTTAACTTGACTAGCCTCGTCAACAAGGACAGCAGAGCATACATTAGTGTAGCCAGAACGACGACACTTAGTATATAGCTGACCGAAACAACGGGGATCAGCTTCGCAAGCAGCCATGTGGAGAAAGATCTCCCTTTGGAAAGCGAGGTATGATGGGTATCCGATATCAATTTTAGACCATTGAAGAAACATATAGTGTCTCCCTGTAATATACGTAGGGACCCCATTATTGTAAAACCACACACCGTTACGCCTACGCTGAAACTCTTGTTCGATGTAAGAACGAAACTTCTTTCGAAACTCGGCAGGCTTTTCGAGCCACTCATCCATACTGCGAATCCTTTGCAGTTCTTCGGGCATAGCAATGCGTTCCCACATTTGCATTGCCTTTGGCTTTTCATGGAAGAGAATCTCCGATCGCTTTGGTTTCTTTGGGAGTACAACGAGTAGCCCATGGAGCTCCATGATATCTCCCTCTGTACCGTTAGGGTCGATCTTAATCCCTTTAGTTTCATAACCGTCTATGTCGAGAAGCGCAGACATCAATAGCTTCTACCAAACCTCCCCATTCTTTTAAAGCCTGGCGCTCCTGTCTTGGGGTTAGTGAGCTCCATCTGAGCTCCACATTCGCACTGACCCTCTACATAGTAGGTCTTTCCGTCTTTTACTTTCATAGTGAGGTTTCGCTCAAAGCGCTCCGCACCACATTCTGGGCAATGTAAGTCTGGCATATTTTTAATTTAATTCGTACACCCGACAGGACTCGAACCTGTGACCGTCTGCTTAGAAGGCAGATGCTCTATCCAGCTGAGCTACGGGTGCATATGTTTATCTCTAAGTAATCTGTTGTGCTGTCCTGATTGTCAAAGTCATAGTCATCCCAGTAGATCAATCCACTAGCCTTATTTTGAGAAGCGCTCGGCGAATCCGCCTGAGTAATCTTTTTCTTGTTCGATTTCTCCATTGTCTCTGAGGTCTTTAACCATTTGTTCTAGTCTCTGGCGCTCCACCAGAAGTTCTTTGCAGTCGATAGCTGTCTGCTTAATAGACTGTAGTTCCGCCTTTCGAGCAGACCCACCAGCTTCAGGATCGACAGGCTTCTTCACCTCTTCGATCATGTTGTTGATGGCTACCTCCATACTGGACATGAGGCGCTCGGCAGCACTGATGGTCGTAAACTTAGACATCTTCCTGGATATCGTAAACAAAGATAGGGGTCTTCTCACCGACGTAAGACCCAGCGATGTTGTACTCAAAGTGCTCAATAGCATCTGAGAAAGACATATCATCCTCTTCCATAAGGATGTCGATCATCTTCTTGACACTGTATACGGTTATCATGTTTGCTCCAAACGTAATACCTATGATTGCTTCATCAAATCCGTTAGCGATCAGGGCTTCCTCGTCCTCAAGGAGCGCAAAGGTTTCTTCCTTACTAAACATATTAAATTTCTTTATACATCAGGTCTTCTGCGCGGACCCGATAGTATTCTTTTTCTTCAATTGTAATCCTGTAGTCCATGTTCTTTCGGAACCCAACTACGTCTCCTACTTCGAGCCCTAGCTCTTCCACCCAAGGCGGAGTAAAAGAGACCTTCCCTTTCGTGACAGGGCTGTCCTTGAGTTTAACAACGTCGATAATATCAGACTGTTTCTCTTCTCTTTCTTCCACTCGTTCGAGAAGTGACCAGCCCGCCAACGGATGTACGTCCCCAGTCTTTGCAGACTTGTAAGCAATAGCCTGGTTGTTAACGGTGTGATCAGGATCGAAGCGTACAAGATAGTGATTATCCTCACCAGTAAGAGGCTGACCATCGTTAATAACAACGAGATGGTGGAAGTACAAAGTGTCACCCACTTCGACTCCAGTATCGTACTTAAACGGGACTGCAACGACGGGCGCTTCTGTGGTTCTGTTTTGGAATTCATTGAATCTGTTGTCTATGTAGAGCTCTAGTCCGCTCTCGGTTTTCATAGTGTCGTTTATCCGTTTGTTGATCTCAACAACGAACAAGTCAAACGTTTTCATCAATTAAAAATTTAAGTCGAATTCTAGCATGCAAGGCATCTCGTCTACACTCTTCCAAAGAAGGGTTCCTTCATCATTCTCGATATAGATGAGATATCTTTTCTTGCCAAATTTATGAAGATGGTGGTCATCTTCCAAAATAGCAGACACTTCTCCTTTGCCTGCTCGCATACCAATATAGTACGCCATGCCGTCTTTCGGCTCTTTGCCGATGACGATCTTTCTAATAAGTCCTTCCATTAGTTTAACGATATACCCAAGTCACCCAGCAGGTCATTGAGGTCGATATCGTCTTCGTCTTTATATGCATTGTCCATGACGTCCTTGACAGCTTCTAGCTCTGCTCTGCTTTGCAGGTTGAAACTGTACATGGTTTTCATTTCGGCTTCAGAGTCGCCGTGTTCAATTTCATCGAAGTCGATAACTCCCACAACGATAGAGGCTAGAGTCTGATCCTTCATTCCGAAGTCGTCGATTACCTCCTCCATCTTCTTGACGAGTGAGTACATTTCGGCAAAGAAGAGGGTGGTCTTGGAGTCCATGATGTAAATTTGTTTACATCAAATATACGACAGAATAGAAATGCCGAGATCAACTGTTAGAAAAACTAGATTATTTCGTGAGTTCTCTAAACTACCAGAGAAGTACGTAAAGCACAATCACCTCAAGAACCTGAGAGCGGCAACTAATGAGTTCCTCGATTCTAATGTCGATCTCACCAAGTCGTACTTACACCTATTGTTATTCTTGTACGACTTAGAATTTTTCACGATAGACTACGTAGCATCTGAGTACGGAATGAATAAGAAGAACCTAGCTGACAGGATGATCTATCCGCTGGTTCTGTCTGGATATTTGTACAAGCACTTTGACAAGCTTACTCCCTCTCAGACTCTAGAGGATCATCTGTTTCGGGACGAGACAAAAATGAATTATAGAGTTCGGTACGCGATGTCGCAGAAAGGTAGGCTAGCGGTACAGCGTTTCTACAACTCACTTTAGCGGCCTTGGCCCCTGTAAGCCTTCTTGTAGTTCTTACTGCTCTTGCTGCTTGACGTCTTGGTCTTAGCGTGGACCCCTGGGCGGCTCACCTTGTGCTCCTCTGGGGCAAAGTTGTTTACGTTCTTAGCCATTCTCTACAGTATAGTACACTCTGTTCTTCTCGTCTCTTCGGGCTCTCTTGATCTGCTTTCGATTCCTTCCAGTCTCCTTGTAGGACACATGCACCCAGTTGGGTTCTTCGTCATCACCAAACTCCCAGATCATCTGGTCCCACTCCAAGTTATCCTTGATGTAGTTGAAGATATCCGCATTGGTAACCTTCCCGTAGATATCTGCATCTAGGTCGAGGGCTTCACCGATCATGTGCTGAGAGTACTTACTCCCGCCAATGGCTTTATTCAAAGTTTTTGACCTGTATCCTGAGCTAACCCCAATCGGAACCCCGAAGTGATCGCGCACAGGTTGAAATACATTTTCTGCTACAGCGCGTAAGTTCTGAACCTCCCAGTCTTCTGGGGTGTTGTCAATACCGAGGCGGCTGGCCGTGTTTGATTTGATCGCCTCTTTTAAAGTTAAATTTTTGCTTAACCGCATTTTTAGCTGCTACCCATGCTGGGCTGATTCGTTTTAATTTAGGGTTGAAGTAGCCTTTGCTTCCCAACGTAGTTAGTCCCCTTCAACGTATTTGTCTATAGCTTTCTTGACCGCAACCACGCCGCCGAAGCCAGCGATAGGACCAAAGATTCTTTGTGCTGGTGTAGACGGCCCAAGCTGTCTATCTCGGCGATCGATTCTTCTTTGTCTCTTGTTCTGCCTGTTTCTTTTTCTTGCAGCTTTTCTAATCGCCTTTTCAGCGTCTTTATTTCTTCCTGGCATCAGTACGATGATGTTTTTGGTTTTTGGGGCTTCTTCTTCTTTTTTACTCTTGCCATGATTTATTGTTTTGGCTCGCTTACTAGCGAAGTTAGGATAGGAGAAGGGGTGTCTTTCATTTCACAACCACACTTCTTTTTTTTCTTTCTTTTTTTCTTGCAACCGCAACCGTGAACTGCATGCATGGCTTATCGTTTAATGGGTCTCATTCCACCTCCTGGCATTTGCCCCATACCTCTTCTTTGCATGAGCTTTTCCAAAAGGTCTTCCATTCGAGAGGCTCCTGGTCCACCTTGAGTGTCACGGGCGAAGTCTCTTCCTTCTTGTCTTACCATCTCGCTCTCCATCTCACCAGCGTCGAGGGCATACGTGCCGTCGCCAAGTGGATAAATTCTGTAGTCAAGATCTTCGATGCGTCGCTCTCTGTCTGGATTACCATATGTCTCCCAGTCGCCGAACACAGGCGCTACCTCGCCGTTGGGCAATTCCATCTCTACGAATTGATTGCCATCCCGTGTTTGTTGGATTGGCCCTCTAGCATATTGTCCAGCTATTCGCATAGACTCTTTTGGCTGCTTACCTTTCATCATGTCCATCATATCGCAAATATAGTAATTATCAGGGGATCGGATTATACAGTGTATTTACTGTGAATGGGTCATAGGTAGGCCCAGAGGGATCAGCTATAGGGGCTGCTTGCGGGTCGATTCCTGCTTCGTTCTGAATGATGTCGTTGCCTTTAGTGAGTAATCCAGCCAAACCCTGTTTGTTAAAACTCCTTGCTAAGTCACCTAAAGCTGTTGTGCCTCTCTGGTAGTTTGCATCAGCGATATTGAAGCGCTCTTCCCTTCGGGCTACTAGGTCACCCATCTGGTCCATCCTTTCTTGAAAGGCTGACCCATCACCGCCAGCGGCAATGTCGTCAAGGTAATTTGTTTGCGCTGTATCAAAAGCTTCTCTAGCGCTGTTAAGCCTGCTTGCTTCTTTTACAGATCTGTTTGCAAGAAGAGCTTTTTCACCTTCAGCTAAGATCTGACCGCCATACATATTGAGCGCAGACTTACCAATAGACTTTGCAAAAGCTCCAGACTGTGCGGCATCCATTCCGCTAAGACCAGCGTTGATCACAGCGCCTGGGATTCCACCCACAGCCATGGCCGTTCCTTTAAGTGCAGCCTTACCAAATGCTTCCATATTGTCAGAGAGAACTCTCTCGCCAGCGTCAGCTTGTCGGATCATCTCAAGCTCATCAGCCTGAGTGCCTCTTTGAAGAGCTCCTTCGTTTGCATACATGGAAGCCTTCATAGACTGTCCCTTTGCTCTACTTATCTTCCCTCTTCTGACCTGCCTGTCTATCTTTCTTAGCTGTCGCTTTCTTCCACGCTCAGTCCCCATAGCAGCTTTCTGCTCTTCGGTTCGCGTTTGGAAGTCTTGACCTAATATTCTCATTTCTTTTCGCCGTTCTGGTTCTTCTTCTTTCTCTTCTTCTTGAGAAACTTAGCGATACGATCAACAGCGGTTACATTAGGGTTTTCATCCGCCCCATAAATTACGCTCTGCATGCCTAAGCTATTTCTTGATGCTCTCATGTCTTATTGGTTTATTCCTTTGTTATAGTCAACCAGATACTGTTCTGGTGTTTTGTTTACGCCTGGTACGCTGAACTGCGTGCCGTCTCTCAAGGAAGCAAAGTATTCCCTGGTTCCTTGTCTCCCCAAGAAGTGAGTCAAAGCAGCTACCTCGTCAGGACGGAAGTTCCACTTGTCTCCCAGCTGAGGCTTGTACTCACGCTCCAAGTCAACAGCATTCTTGGCAAGGCTAGGCCCACCGATACCTTCGTTGATCCTTCTATCCATAATCAGCTCCTGCAAGGATGGGTTCCTAGTTAAGCTGTCCCTGCTCACCCCTTGCATCTCTGGTTGGTCCTTAATAAGGTTGTAAAGGATCTGGTACTTACCCGTAGCCGAACTAGTGGGGTTCATAGCAGCAGGATTGTTTCTGCTCTCTACATAACCTAAACCCTTCTTTAGTTTCTTGGGGTCGATGGGGTCGCCGTTTCTTAATGTTCTCATTAGGGTCTGATGTTAAAAAGATGCGTATGTGTATTTTCCTTGCCTCTTGGCCTCATCAATAGTGATATCTCCAGAAAGTATCCTGCCAATCATTTGTGCTTCTGGTGTTTTTACGGCCTGTTGGGTGCCCTCAGATCCTTTTTCTCTTTCCAGTTGAAAGTATTTTTCGTTAGCTGTGTTGAGCAGCCTCTCGAAATATGGATCCTTGGTGATATAATCTGGAACATCGGAAAGATCGGTTGTCATCCTTCTTATAGTTCCGTCTGGATTCACGAAATCCATAGAGACTCCAGATAGAGCGTCAGTGGTTCCTCTGCCTCTGTACGCGCTTTGTTGTATGTCACCTCTAAACACGGGGGTGAAAGAGAAACCAGGTCCTTCGGTTTGGTAATTTGGCTTCGGCGGGACTCTCTTTGCTGTCGGAAGGATTTTCTTTTTTAATCTAACTGGCTGGGTTTTCTTTTTTAATCTAACTGGAGCAGGCACTGTACCAATGTCATCCCCATCACTAGGAATATTTCCACCTCTTACACCACCTACTTTTCTAAACTCTGGGCTGTCGTAATCGTAGACCTCAATGAAATCCTGCTTGTCTTCATTCCAGTACGTTTTAATCGAAGCTGGAGTGATACCTTCCCTGAACAGAGACGGAGGGATGTCAAGGTTTTGTACTCTGTCGTACTCTCGGTCTTCGTAAAACCCTTCACCTAAATCTTTGTAGTACTGACCTTTCTCTTTTGACCAGGGTGTTTCAACTTTAGTGTGATCGGTCTTTACGTTGGGGTAGACACTAAACATAGAGTCAATTGTGTCTCCACCCTTGAACTTCTCAACCATTTCATCAGGGTTGGTAATCTCGTATGACTTTCCTTTGTCTCCCCTGTCTACATATTCTTGCTTCATATTGAGCCTGTTGTACAAGTCAATACCGAAGTTTCCTATGCTCCTGGCTATACTAGACGGAGTTACCTTTCCATCGTATCTGATCTCTGGTGAATCAGGGTAGGTGTATCCCTGGTCTGACAAGCTTTGATAGTAGTCTAAATCGGCAATTCCAGACACTCCAAGAGCTCCGATCATAGCGGCTCTTGGGCTAAGTCTGTATTGGTTTTGACTAAGAAAGTCTAAGTTCTCGTGAGCTTCGGCCAGAGCTTCTTCACCCTCTGGGTATAGGTGACCTCTACTCGAATTTGTAAGGTGCCAAAAAGGAGCCCCTGCTTTTCTTGCAGCCTCTAGAAAATCATTGCCGCTTTTGTTGACAGACTCTTTTAGCCTCTGTATTGCTCTATCGACATTACCAAAGTTAAAGTTCTCAGGGTCGAAAATATTTTTCTTTACGGTGTCGTAGTGCTTTTCAAAAGCCTCAACGATTTCTTTTCTTTTACTTTCTGATATTTCGAACTTTTTTGATTGTACGTCACCAAGCTCAAAAGGATATAGAATATCGTCAGCTAAGTACGGAGTTCTGATAACAGCCTCGTAAAAATCTTCTACGTCTATGCTTTTTTCGTAAGCCTCTTTATCTTGACTTCTGTCAGCCTCGTATCTGGTCTCTAATATAGGTACCCTCTTGTCCAGTCTATAACCAGCATCCTCAAGAGCTTTCACTAGGTTCTCAGAATAGCTAACCAGTCTGGCAGTATCAGCCTTAGTAGGATCTCCGTTTCTTTTAGGTCGCGCCATAGCACAAAGATAATAAAACAGTCTTTGCGCCTCTCACAGCTTAATAGGTTTGACTGACGCTTCGTAGTGTCTGTTTGTTTGCGCTTGCAAACCCCTCTAGAAGCTCCGTAGAATCAAAACAGCTTCGAAGCTTTATCGCTAACATAGCTTGGGCGAAGTTACAGCTTTTTTTTTAGAAAGTCAAATCCTAGAATCTGCTTGAAGTAACACACATAAGACTCTGAGCAACAGCATCTTAACCAGATTTACAGGCGGGTTTCGTGGATAACCCGTGCATAACCCGACTTCGGGAAAATGCTGCGTAATACAGATCGTGGGGATTATGTATATCTTTTGAGTGCTCGGTGCTACGCACCGAAACGGCTTGGTCAGCCCCCGTCCCTCACAACTCCATAGAGTTGTGGCATACTTTTCAGCTTTTAGTACAGTGCTATTGCACTGATACTAAGGGTTTTCCAACCTTCGGTTGAACCTCAACAGCAACCAACGGTTCTTAAACCGTTGAGAATCAGGAAGGGACAATCCCCCACCTAATCCCTTGGATTAGCAAACTACCCTCAATACTGAGGGTAAACTACTGGGTTAAGTAACCCAGTAAACCACCCTGAAAATCAGTGAGTTGACCCAAACGCGCTGAATCATCTTCGATGATCGTATGTTTGGCTACCAAACCGCATGAGTATCAGCTTGCTGATACCGAAGGAGTTTGGAGAAAGTAGATATAGATTAGAAGAAGAATGGAATTCTATGAATTCTTCTTCTAATCTTAATATCTAACAGTTATGGCAAACACCATTTCCCACTCTGAGCTGCTGAAGGCAGCTAAAAAGGCTGTAAACAGCCTGATGTTCAACCCAACACCTTCAAAGAAGGTGGAGGCATTCAAGGCTTTAGCCTTGGTTTGTGAATTTGTCGCCGAAGTCGATGCTCCGAAGGAGCAACCGAAGCCGAAGGCTTCGAAGTCTAAGAAGAAGCCAAAGGCTTCTAAGGCGTCTTCGAAGAAGACGAAGTCAGCTTCCAAGACCAGCCGTAAGGCTGAGATTGAGGCTGTTCTTACCTCTGGTAAGAAGCTCAAGAGAGCAGAACGTTCCG